TGAACTTACCTTGGTCAATAACCGAAGGTGTATTAACAGTTGTGTCAGAAACTACTCTAAAATCAACAATTCCTCTTTTACCTTGAATGTCTCTTAAGAATGGTTCAACGATTCCTTTGAATTGTGATTGAGTAAACTCATCGTTCAATTCAAATAAGAATCCTTCGGCTGCATTGGCAATTGCCTTTTCAACCGCTATAAACAATCTTCTAACATTAATACTATCAAATGCAGAGTTAGCACCTAATCCTGTTTTATCACCGAATAGAACAATTCCTCGTCCTACCTGAGCCATAACTGGATTAATATTTGAACTATACAATTGGTCTCTTTGAGCTTTGTTAGGATTGAAAGCAAGCTTAACAACATTCTTGATTACACCCTTACGGAAACCGGCAGGAGATTCAAAAGGTTCAACTCTTGAAGAAAGACCTGCGATATCACCGTTAAGTGGAGTATATCTATATACATCGTTATATCTATCGTATCTATACTTGTAACCAGAATCCATTACATAGTAAGAAGAAGCTGGGAGGCTGTTCTTAAATGCAATAATGTTTGCTAATTTAGTTTCTGATTTTGATTCATCAACAACGTCTGCTTTAGAAGGGGAAACAAATGCAACTGCATCTTTTCTGTAATCAGCAATATTTGAAATCAAGTATGTAGCAAGATTACCTGCATCGTCTGATTTACCACCTAATACGAATGATATATCAATTTCGTTTGAAGATTTGAATAAATCATAAGCAGATGCTAAGTCAGCAAGTGTTGCTGTAGATTCTGTTCTACCATCTGTACCAACGTTTGCGCTGTTATCAGCTAAGTCGCCGGTTAGACCGCCTACGTTAACACCTAATGATTCATATTGCGCTGTTTGAGCTTCAAAATGAGTTGTATTAGCAACTTTAACCCAAGCTGATTGTTGTTCAATAACTTCTTTATAGTAGTTGGTACGACCATCAGGAAGTTTTGCAGTTGAGGATGTTGATACATCAGAATATATTTCTAATAATGTTCCAGCATCTCCACTAATTAAACCATCTTCGTCAATAACTGCGATATGATAATTACCTGTACTTGGAGCAGTTATAAATGATTTTGAGTATGCCCACTTTCTACTGATTTTTAACTTATTTAAAGATGTTTCAGTTAATCTGTAAGGACTTGCTAAAGTTATGTCATAAGCATGCGAAGTAATTAATGCAGTGTTTGCAGTTTCTTGACCATCGGCAGCTCTTGTAGTTTCAGTAATACTGTCAAGGACAATTTCTTGATAGCCAACTGAATCGTTACCAATAACAAGTATATCACCTGCTACAACCGGTTCAGTATTTGCTAAATCAATTGCGTTTGATGGAATTACCTCAAATGAAATTGTGTTACTGTTAAATGTAATTGTTTGCGCGGTTGCTATAACCTCAGAGTTTGCACCTGTGATTCGTGTAGTTGGAATTTCTGCTGCAGCAATTATATCTGTTGAAAAGTTTGTATCTTTAACATATGCAACTTCTAATGAATTACCCAAGGATCCTGGATATAATGCATCAAATGAACCAGATGTTGTGACGTTAATGTCACCATTTGCATGGTAAGAAACAGAACTTGAGGAAGCAGTAACTGCTCCATTGTCTGCACGGGCAACCCATAATGCGTTTGCGTATGAAAGATAGTCTGCAGCTACAAAGAATGTTTCATAGTTATCGTCATTGGGTTCACCAAAACGTTGTACTAATTCATTCTCTGAAGAAACAAGAATTGCTTCACCTACAGGACCCCATCTAAACACACCAGCCATTGCTGCAGGTGGTGTTGCGATGGCAGGAACCGATGCTGATGCGTCCACCTCTCGAACAATTACGGAAGGACTTACGGAAAAAGCCATATTATTCTCCTTTAATATTATCTATTTTAAATCTATTTACTATTTTATAGTTATCACAGTTTTATTTATAATAATTGAAATTTATATCTCAAATGTTCTTTCTGGTCTATATTCAATCCATCCTTGCTCGTCTGGCGTAGGATCTCCTGTATCTATAAATCCGAAAGGTAATAATTCTTCATCAAGCTGTTGTTCTGTTTTTTCTTTCAACGCTGCTAAGGTATTAATATCTGTAAGTTCTCTAAAGAACCGTTGGTCAGATAACCATGCAAACAGTACTAAGGTCATTACGAGATCATCATTAAAACCTGACTCTGCTTCATAAGAATTACCTTTTTTACTAAAACGTGATAACTCCTGTATTGTGTTATAATCCTGTATTATTAACTGATTTTGTTCAATTAATAGTTTCAATATAGAACAACCTTTTGATTTTACACTTCTTGTTGTTCGTATTCCATGATCTGCTCTCTTCCCTCCAAAATTTGATACTTGCTTCCCGGCTCTCCCGTGGTTTTCAGTAAAGAGAAGATTTTCATAGCCGTAATCCATAAAGAGTATATCTGCAACTTGTTCACCGATATCATTAATTTCAATTAAAACTGCACTCTCATTGTACATCAGCCCTATTCTATATATAACAGAAGCAAAGTCTACTGGACTTATCGTATTATCCTTAAAGACACATACTTGCTTGTATGGCATTTCTGTTGCGTCAAGTATAGTGAACGCCGAATAATCAAGACCTTTACCTCTCGATACATCAACTATCATAACATATGAACGTTCTGGGATTACTGCTTCATATTGTGTAATACCTTCAGCCTCATGTATTGGCACAGAAGGAGCAAGTTCTTTGAGTTTGGCACCACTTATTAGTGTACCTGAACTACCTAAGAACTGACAACAATATTCCTGCTCAAACTTTTCTTGGTCAAAATCTAAAGCTTCGAGAGTTTCATCTTTCCAATTTTCATCTCTTCCAGGAACATCATACCACATTACTTCAACAAACTCATATCCATTTGTTCCTTCTCTGGCACCTTTACAAGTTTTCCAAAAATGGTTTAATCCATTAGGTGTTGAAGTCATTAATAATTTTGTACTTTGACCTGATGAAATTGTTGGATATACAGAAGCAAAGAATTCATTAAAGCCTTCAATAAACGCAACCTCATCAAGATATAGGAATGAAATAGATTTACCACGAATTGCTGAACTCGTTGTTGTTCCTGCATAAATCTTACAACCATTCTCTAATGTTATATTACCTTTATTCCATTCTTCAATACCTTGCTGCATCCACTTAGGTAATGCTTCATAAGCAAGCTGTATCCTTCCTAATACCTCTCTTGCCGCATCTCCTTTGTTTGCCAATATGGCAACAGTCTTGAATTCATTAAACAAGATGTAGTGTAATATAACTGCTACTGCTGTTGTAGTCTTTCCTGCTTGTCTTGATGTTAATACAGCAACACGCCTTGAATCTGTAATCTTTCTTGTAATATCTTTTTGGTAATCATACATATTCATTGGAATTAATCCTTTATCAACATGTACAATTTTAATATAATTCTCAGCAAAGTAAACTGGATCTTCAGCACACTTCATATACTCTTTAAGCATTTCAGGAGTAAATTCTATTTGTTCTCCAATCTTTTTAAGATATGAATTGCCGAGGTATCCTCTATCCATCCTCGTTATCACCCTTTATCATTTTTAATAAATCTGCGGTTGAGACAATTAAATTATTATTCGTAACTTGAGTAGATGGAGATTCTTCTTCCTTAGCGTATCTTTTCTTTGTTGACATTTCAACATAATCTTTGTTTGCATCAAGTAATGTTTTCATTAAAGTAGATACAACCTCAAAGGCTCGAGGAGATTCAGATTGCTTTGCGATTTCAACCATTTCTTTAACAGAATCATCACCAAGATTAATAATATTCTCAATGTTTGCTTTTGCTAATTCAATGTCTTTTAAATTTTCTTCTGCTTCTTTACTTATAACTGCAGGAGGTTGAACTACACTTTCTTGCGGCAAATTTTTAACATTATCTACACTTTCTACAAGTTCGGCCTCTTCATTAGTTGAAAAAGAATTGACTGGAATGTCAGGCAGTTTTTCTGGATTTAATCTATCCAAAGCTTCTTGCTTTTCATCTTCAGCTTCCTGTAAGGATCTCATATTTAATGCTTGTGCTATTTTATCATCTTTATCTTTCATAGTATTATTTATCCCTCAGCAGTCATCTTCCAATCGCCGTCCTTATTTGTCCAAGCACAATTCTTTCGTAATCCTGATGTACTAAATCTATGATCTCTTTTATTGAAAAATAGTTCAACATCTCGTTTACGACAAATATCTTTTCCTGTAAATTCTTTATCTCTATATTCTTCACCCAAGATACGAACATGAATTGTATATAATTCTAATATATCTTCAAGATCTCTTTCGGTTGAATAAGGAATGATTTCATCAACATAGCTTACTGCTTTTAATTGAGTATATCTTTCAACGATACTTTGAATAGGAGGGTTCTTTTCTTTTGGTCGGTCGGCTGCAGGGTTCATTTGTAATCCTACAATTAAATAATCACATTGCTCTTTTGCATCTCTTAGCATCTGAACATGTCCTGCATGAAGTAAGTCAAAGCTACTACAAGTAAATCCAATTTTCATAATATTATTCCTTCTTAACTAGGTTCTGTATCAGATATCGTTCCGATATATTCCCAGTCGTCGTCAAATTCAATTAAGCTATAATCAACGGTTTGTGTAATGTCATCAGTCGGCGAATTATTTGCCAACATTCCAGGTTGTCCTGTTTGGAATTCTTCAAATGGAGAATTCGCTGTTATATCAGTTGCATAACGAACATCAACGAATCTGATTGTTCCTTTATCTCTTTCCGGACCAAAGAACCAACCTTTCATTGTAAAGTTTAGTGTATATAGTATACTTCTTCTTTGCGTAAATTCTGCTTCGTAAACATCTTCTGATGTAACATCACTTAATATAAGTGGTATATCCATCGGTTCTAATCCATCAATTAAATTCACAGTGCTTGTAAATTCTGGATTAAAGAACGGTAAAATCTGTTCTAATATTTTAACAGCATCTTCGTTATATTTTGCCATTATGTATAAACTGAATCCCATATTATATGGAGTCCCAGAATATACAAATCTTCTATTGCCGTTGTCTTCGTCAACAGCAGTCTTTCTTAATTTTCTTGTCGGTGCAACTTTTCTTTCGGTGTCGTATGTAAAACTTGTTAACTCAAAAGCCATACGAGGTAGTGTCATAGCATAAGGTTGTCCTGCGATTGGATTACCGTTTGCATCAAAACTTGCACCACCTAATATAGCAGGATCTTGGTCAAGTCTTGCTAAAATCTTTTGATATGGTCCATAAGAGATAGGTACAATCTGTCTCTGATTTAAATTACCATCAGTGCTTGTTCTACGAACTTCTAATTGATTAAAGTATGTACCAAATAAGGCAACATATTTACGAATCGTCGAATTGTAAAAGTAATTTGCTATTGCCATTATGAGTCACTTATTTGTATGTTTTCGCTAAAAGGATCCACTTCAGAGAAGTCAATAATTCCATCAGCTTCTAATTCAAAGTT